CATGGCCGTCAAGTGGCAGCTTTTTACACCATATGGAGTTATGATGCAGGTGCAGGACGTGAACTGATACAACAGGCACAGTTATGGATCAAACAGAATCATAACTCTATAACCAGATACGTAACGCTGAGTCCCAAAACAGAAATGGCTCGCAGATTCCATCATAAAAACGGTGCAGTCACACTCAGTGACAACGATGACACCGTAAACTACGAATATAGATAACATCGCGAAGCGCAAAAAATTCGCGACAGCGCAAGCGGTAAAGCGGTTTTAGGGTCAGTAATATACGCATATTTCAAAATAGTTCTAGCCAAAATAAATAATCATACTAGGAGAGTATGATATGGAATTAATGGTTCGCGAATTCACACGTATACTCACAGACACTAATGAACTAATGGGCTGGGCAATACCTGAATATGTTATAGCATACGAAAGCCGTATATTTGCCAGCAAAGTAGAACAGCCTAACTGGCAACCTGAACCTAGCTATGCAGAACGCTATCTAAGCATACGCACCAGTGAGCAAGCACTGAATTTGGCCAACACCTGTTGGTTTACACGATCAATATTTCCTGAACTGGGCTCAAGAAAAGGCATTAACGAAAGCTACTATGTACAACTAGGTCAAAGCTGTTATGATCGTGCGCTACGTGATCAAGAATCACCAACTGTGGAAATCATGCGTGATCACTTTGAATTTCTAGCTGAAACTGCATATACTGCCATACGCCACTATGGCAAGTTTAGATCAATGTGGGAATAAGACTAAAAACACTGACACAAACAGCCACAGGATATACATGTGAGCTTGAAGGTGCCATGGGCTGTATACTGGTACAAGATTTGGTTTGGATGGAAGATCGTGAAGATCTAAAGGATATACTGTACAGTCAAGCGTGGGCAGTGTTACAGGGCAGTTTTCACTGCTGTCTTAGCCTTCCGGGCAAGGTACAACTGTTGACCCAGTAACAACCATGGTGACAAGTGTGCTAGACTCATTAGAATCCACATTATGAGCATGGTATCTATATGAGCTGTGCTAGTGCATACAGAATGTGTCTCATGATATTGATAAACAGCCATAATGGCAAATATAGGTGTGGGGAATAGATTAAAAAACTGATAAATTCTGTACATGCTGTATTTAAGCCCGAAATGGGTCTACAGCCCAAAAAAAATAGCCGCGCAAAAAATTTTACAAGCTACTAAATGCTGAGGCCGGGGTTGTTTTTACAGTGCCCAAATGGGTCCTGCACTCTAAAAAAAATTCTGCGCAAAAAATTTAGGTGGAGTACTTTTCTTTTCAAGGTGGTGATTTAGCACCACTAAGCTGTAATAAGTTAGTATTAATAATAATAATATAAAGCCCCGACCCCTCTCATCTATCGCCCCGACCACCGAACCCCTCAGCCAAAAAAAAATCCTAACCTACCGGGAGCGAATCGGATCAGTTAGGATTCAAAACACCCCTGAGGATGTTTATAGGGTTAGCCTGCTAAATACTTTGCCGGGAGCGAATCGGACTTACAGAGTACTAACAGGGCCTAGCCCTGTTACGTTATGCTCTACGCATACACGTAACCTCTGCAACAGCACGCCAATTGCTAGGCATGCTCTTCTTCAAGTCTGCTATTTTTAGTACTGTACGCAATGACAGTTCACGCAGCTTCTTCTTGTTGTCATCCACAAAGTCAATCAACACTTCCTTCTCAAGGTCCGTGAACTCGTAGTCGTCCAGCATGCCGCACTCAGTAACCACTTGCTTGATGCGCAAGATCTTCTCACGCTCTGTGTCAATGGTCAAGTCCAAGTAGTGGCAACGGCTCTCAAGTGCTTCCAAGTGATCACGTAGCTTCTTGCTCTTGACATTGTCAAACTTGATGTTGGTGATGAAGATTGCACCGCCCTGGAACTCGAATGAGTTGGGCACACCTTCTGAACGCAGGAGTCTGCTGTCTGTGTTCCAGTGGATTGTACGCTTCTTACTGCTGTCCAGTGCTGCCTTGAGAATGTTCAAGCTCAGGTCATCTAACAGTACTGAGTCACAGTCATCAAACACTAGAATACACTTCTTGTCTGAGAACTCGTAGAGCTTCTTGTACAAGCCAATGGCACTCATAGCACCCTTGACCACTTCGTACTTTTTCAGCTTTGAGTCGTTGGCAACGTTAGCAAACACATCGTGACGGCTCAATACAGCTTCTACACCAAAGCTCTTGCCTACGCCTGGGGGACCTGTTACGATCATAGCACGTACATCACCCTTCTTGACAGCACGGGTCATGTCGTCCAGGATAGTAAAGCGGCTACGCAGACGCTCCATGATCTCTTCATCTGTTACACCTTTGAGCTCACGCTCTTTGGCCTTGATTGCATCAGTGTCAATGCCAAAACTGACAACTGATTCCTTGCTGGCTTTCTTCATGTTAGAAACCGTCTCCAAATTTAGTACTTTATAGCCTTTAGTCATTGCTCGCTCCAATGTTGTTTAAGTAAGTGTATATTATACTATCAAGCGTACTCGTTGTCATCCACTTTGGTTAACATGTTAGCAGGCACCCGCCACAAGCCACCTAAGGTCTTAACAGTAACGTATTTGATAGCAATCTTGGTCACAAAGCCAGTCATGTTCTGTCCAGTCTTAGTGCTGGTAAAGTTCACGTTATCACCTAGTGCCAAACTGGCTTTGGTCAGTTTGGCTAAGGTTGCACGTTTCCATTTGACTGCATCAATGATGGCTGTCAGCTCTGTGTTAGACAAGTCACTAAACATGATTGCCTGGTTGATCTCTTGTACTGTACGCATAGGTCGCTCCTGTGTGTTGTTTAAGTCTTAATTATAACAGCTTTAGCACCAGCTGTCAACCATTAATACGGGCTTCTTCATAACCCGTTTTACAAAGTCCTCGGGCTCGTCGTCGCAACGTACCATCATAAAGCCCATGCTCTCTACAAGGTCTACCTCGCAGATCTGCAGGTCCAGAGCAGCCGCCTCAAAGGCAATGTTCATCTTAGTTAGGGCATACTTAACGCCTGCTTCAAAGGCCGCATACTCGCCATTGCCTACATCTTCAAAGTCAAACTCGGACTCCATAATGTGTGCGTACTCTTGTCCATCTGCTACGATGAACTTGCCGATCTTCTTCCAGTTGCTCTGCTTCTCACTGTCAAAGTGGTCACAGCACTCGTTAATGTCAAAGCTGGCAAACTTGTCATAATTTACTTTAGTCATTTCTCGCTCCCTTTTGTGTTAATATGTATGTATTATAGCACCAAATAATAACCCTGTCAACCGATGGGTTATAGCCACTGTTTATAGTCACCATGCTCTTCGTTGTCGTCGTAGCCTGCGTTATAGGCTTCTACTTCGTCAGGTGTCATGTCTTTGTATGTGACACGCGGTGAGCTACCAGTGTCGCCCATGTAATAGTGTGGCGTACGACCTCTGCGGTAGTAGCTGTCTGCCATGCCGCGATCATATGGGCCACCGTGGCGGGTATCAATAACAATGTGTTCTCTATACATGTCTGCTCCTTGCTTGTCTATGTGTTAATTATAGCACCAAATAATAACCCAGTCAACCGTAGGGTTACCAGGCAAGCTCTTTTGCTGGGTAGCGGATCTTGCCCTCGTACTCCAACTGATCCTTCTCAAACTCTGTGAGGTAGTCGTTGGCTACAACTTCCCAGCCCAGGATGTACTCGCGATAGAACTCATTGTCGCACTCGATCTGTGAGCGCAAGGCCATCACAGTCTCTGTGACCTTGTTGACATTGATCTTCTTGACCACATAGTCACTGCCACCTTTTGGCTTCCAGTAGGGCTCATCAGCCGTACCGTAGTTCTCGTACACTTGGGTGGTAATCAATAGTTTAGCCATTTGGTTCGCTCCTTGTTGCTGTCTATGTGTCTATTATACTGTCTTTGGGCTAGAGTGTCAAGCCAGTTCGCGTTGTTTTTTAACAACAGCCGCCATGCTGTCGATAAAGCCCTTTTGCTCGCGCTTGCTCATCAGCGCCAGCATCTGCACAGCCATGCTCTCCAAGTAGCCAGCGGCATAGGCGTGTGAGCCATACTTCTCGTATGTAGCATCGGAGAACTTGCGCAGGATCTCTTTAAACTCTACTTGATTGTCTGTATGAAACATTTGGGCTCCTTTTGTGTCTGTATGTATTGATTATACTGCCTTTGGGCTAGCCCGTCAACCAAATTTTGCAAGAAACCCGTCACGGATTAGGGACATTTCCGTGTCTTCTACATAGAAGTCTGTAGTAGGATCGTAGTACTGACCTTGCTTGTTGTCATAATACAACACTCTGCCCGAGAAGTTGAACGGACCTTCTAGACCCTTGCGTGGACCGTATTTGACACGCATCTGGTCCATCTCATACTTGTCTGCTACAACCTTGTAACCCATCGCCTGCTCCTTTTGTGTCTGTATGTATGTATTATACAGCCAAAAAGAAACCCTGTCAACCGCAGGGTTATTCTGGCCAGACAGGAGGGATTCGAACCCCCGACCGACGCCTTAGAAGGGCGTTGCTCTATCCAACTGAGCTACTGTCTGATTCTGGTGGGCCCTCTGTGAGTCGAACACAGCACCAATGGATTATGAGTCCACTGCTCTAACCAACATGAGCTAAGGGCCCTTTTTGGTGCTCGGACCCGGAATCGAACCGGGACGCCATTACAGCGAGAGATTTTAAGTCTCTTGTGTCTACCTATTTCACCATCCGAGCGATGATTTATTATACTATCATGATTCTATTCTGTCAACTTCTTCGTAGTCGCCATCTGCGGTTTCTAGATAAATTGTTGCGCCAGTAGCGCCTTCGTTGATTGCCTTTTTAGCCAAGTGGCGTGCCTCTTTGAGGCTCTTGGTCGTATCAACAAGTTCATCTTGGCCCTCGATGGTGGCCCAGACCTCGTATTGTTCCCAGCTCATGATAGTTTGGTTTGTTCGTCGTTATTGAGTAGATCGCAGAGTCGTTGTGCTTCTTGCTCCGCTTCGTATCGGTCTTCTCGCACAATGATAGCAAGTACACGCCCTTTAGGTACACTAAGGAAGTCCCTAATGACCACGCACTCGCTTGTTAGATAATCTTTAGAAAGAGAGACCCCGTATCGCATACAATATTTACTTCAGTACACGATACGGGGTCTATAATTAGAACGGAGCGTCTTCCAGTTCGGAAGTATCAGCAACCTTTGCAGTTGCCTTAGCCTTGGGAGCCTTCGCAGGTGCCTTAGCTGTAGTAGCAACCTTTGCAGTTGCTTTAGGTACCTTAGGTGCCTTAGCATCAAGATAGTCAGCGATAGCTGATTGTTGAGCTGCACTCTGGAACTCGTCACCATCTTTGATAGTGTTGACTGCATCAAGCTTAGTCATAGCCGTATCGAGCTCAACGAGAACGATGTCAGTGTGACCATGCTTCTGGAGTACTTTGGTACGCATGATATCAGTAGCGAAACGAACCTTGACTTCGCCATTGAGTTTAGAAGTACCAACCACGGTAAAAAGTTTATCAGTAGCCATTTTGTGTGCCTTTTTTTCTGTGTGTGTTAAAATTAATGCTTCGAAGCCTATCTTCTCTGCATGTCTCTATTATACAGTCTGGTTAGCCATTAGTCAAGAACTTTTGGCTAACCAAACCATATTCGTTTAGTCCAAACGCGAACCTGCGTAGACCCTGTCCAATCCCAACTTGTCTTTCAACACTTGGGCGTAGGCTTCTGCACCTGCTTCCAGGATTGAGATGCTCTGTGTTGGGAAGCCGCTGGGGTTCCACAGGCTCAATGCACCCGTGTAGTCCTTACGGAAGCCTTGAGCTTGAAGGGCTTTGCCGATCTTGCTGTTTGAACGAACACCCCAAACATTAACCCAGGCAAAGCCGCAGGCATCACGATCGCCGTGTTTTTCAAAAAAGTCTCTGGCTGCCGAACGGGCTTCTAGCCCTGCTTCTTGACATGCCGATTGAACTGCTTCTGGGGTTACCACTGTTGCGATTGCTGTCATCTTGCGCTCCTTTGTTGTTTAAGTCTTAATTATACTGCCAAAAGCCCAACTCGTCAACCAACTTTTTGTTGTATTTTTACAACATTTTTTGAACGAATCTTTGGATTCTTTTCAGTGCCAAACTCTTTATCCACATAGAACTGAATCAGTTCCCTTTGGATCTGTGTGATCAAATCACCGTGATCATCGTTAACTACGAAGCGGACTGGGCAACGACCCCACGCACCCGACTTATTGAACTCAGCGAACCATTGACGATGATCTCTGTTCTTAGCATCAAATACGACCCAAGGTCTACCATATAAAGATAGTCTGCTCATTTGAACCAACTCCTAATGGCAGCTTCGAGCGGCCCAAAATCGTATCGTTGATCCTTAGGACGAACACGCATAAGTTCTTTACGAGCGTGCTCTGTGTTCTTTTCTTTATTCGTTTTCATCTTCTTCTTCCTTGTTCTCTTCTTCCCACTGTGCTACATCTTCTGAGATACCAAATGCTTCGTCCAACTCTACAGGCAGAGTCTCAGCAATCTCTGTGCTAGACATACCACCATACTCGTAGTAGTCATCATTACCGTTGTCCCAAATGCCTGCAAATGCCATACCTGGCTCAAAATACATAGCTGTGATACGGAAGCCCATAGCCTGTAACTTCTCGTAGGCTGCTGTAGGAGGAGCCCATGCACTCTCAAAGCCCAACATCAATCCACCTGGGATGTCCTGTGCAGGGTTACCATCAGCACCAATGTCCCACTTGGTTCCCCATTCGTTGACGCAGTAGTCATACCAGTTAGTGTAACCGTAGGTCATACGGTTGAACTCTTCTTTGAGCTTGTGTTCTGCTTCTTCTGCAACAGGAACTGATCCTGCTACAATGTTACGAAGGTCTTCTGGTACAGGAATAAACTCTTGTAGCAGGCCTTCGCCATTGAACGCAGTTCGCACCCGCTCAATCATCTTAGGGTCATCGTGGTAGATCTCTACGCTGTTGTTGCACCAGTTTGGCATATTAGTATGGTCCTTCTGACAAGTATGATTTAAGGTTAGACTCTGGCACAAAGTGTAACAGCTCTTCAATAGCTGTGAAGTCTGCGTTCTTTACGTCTTGAGCAATCTGCTCCAAGACAAGATCAACAAGCTCTTGTCTAGACATCGAAGCTCTCCTCTCCAAGTTCTGTTACTTCTTCCTCTAAGACCATCAAGTCAACAATGGTAATACCATTGCCGCTAACACCTTGGAACGCAGTTCTAAACGATTGGAACTCGCCAAAGAAGTCGTAGATCTCTTCTCGTGTAGTGCCTTCGGGCACCTCCAACTCCTGACGGAGGATAGTTGTTACATAGGCTTTCATCTTAGATCTCCGTCTCATATTCGTAAAACTTAACACTCGGATCCAACTTCTTCAGTTGCTTTGCGGCAGTCATCAGCTCTTTGTATCTCCGATTGACCTCTGCGCGAGGAAGTTCCCCATCGCAGGTCAAGTTCTCAGGGCTCAAAGAACTGTCGATCATATCCGCAATGCGTTGACGACCTTTGGCAGTTTGGATCTCATACTGCTCGCCATTGAAGAAACTGTTCCAGTGATTCTTCTGTGCAATGAACTCTTGTAGTGCTCGCATCTATCGCTCCTTGTGTGTCTGTGTAAGTATGTATTATAAGCTCATTTCCGCATCACGTCAACCAGTACCCGTTCAGCTAGATGGGTTTCTTCGACTTGATCAAAGGTAGCGGCAATCATCATGTTGTAGACTACATAAGCATCGTGGCCAAAGACCTTGAGGATTACATTGACTTCTTGTTGCGACTGTGCTACCCACAGCAGATCCGCAATCTTGTGCTGTGTAGCATTTTGCAGTTTCAGTTCCATTGCTTGCTCTCCTTAGTATGTGTATATTATAGCACCAAAAAGAAACCCTGTCAACCGTAGGGTTAAACAGGGCGTTGTTGAAAAGCCACACTAGCTAAACGAAGTGCCCAGGCGGGTTGCAGGGCCTAGTGGTCTAGCAGGCGGCATTAACTGTTGACTGTGTCGTAGGGGCTGTAGAGGTCTTTGATCAGACGCTCTTGTGCAGATTCGTCCCACTCATCGAATGGCTTGCATCCTTGATCAGCAATCCAGTTGAGTACAATCTCTTTAGGGCAGTCGAGTTCACGTGCGATCTGTCCTGCGTTGAGCCCTTCAATATAGAGTTGCTCAATGTCGTAGGCTAGTTCTGCCATCTTGCTCATCGTAGTAATCCTTTTTCAATACAATTTTGAGTGTCCTGAATGTCTGTCAATACAGTTTCTAACAACCCTCTAGGATCACCAAGGTTTAACACCTTGATCAATAGATCGCTATAACCTTCAACTAATTCAATTAGATCTTTACTCATTCCATTTCCTCCTGTGCAATACGATCTTGCTCGTCAATAAAAGCCTCCTCCAGAGGCATCCAAGTGTTTTCTGTTTCGTAGTAACGAACGAACCATGTAGCTGTGCCGTTGACGTTGCGCAGAATGTAGTCGTACTCTTCAGACTGTGAGCAGTCGAAGTACTCGTCTGCGTTTTTGTACTTGTTGATCACAAGCTCTTCGCCACGCCAGTGGTGGTAAGCGCCTTGTTTAGTTTCTTCAACAGTATTGCACAAGCTTGAGAAAGCTCCCAGCGCCAGCAGTTCTTTAACTGTAAAGGGGTCCATGTAGTGACGAGCAAGGATCTGTCCATTGTTGCTCAAGTAACCGTCCCAGTGGCAGTAGACCTGCTCAACTGTACCGTCTGCGAATTCTAATGCAATAGTGCTTCGTGTACCCATTTTACGCTCCTGTTTTGTTACTGTACCTATAGTATAACATCTTTCAATACCCGTGTCAACCGTAGGGTTAATACTCTGCTACGGGTTCTTCGCTTTCGTTCAACGCCACAAAGACTTTGGTGTAGCAGTCCTCACCTTCGTGTTCGTCGAAGTATTTGACCTCGTAGACAAATTGTTTGCCGTTGCTAATGCCTAAGAACTTGCTGTCCTTAAACGAGTCGGCATAGCCTGAACGGCGGATAGCTTGAGTTAGCTGTATGGCACCTAACTTGCCTAGGATGTTGATAGTGTGTGCTGGGATCATGCAGTTTCCTTAAAAAATACAGCTTTGATACGATTGCCCTCTACGACAAAGGCATATGAGTCTTCAAACTTAGTGCTGGGATTAGACAGCACCTTGCGAGCGATAATGCGTACACTACGCTCGTTGACGCTGTCCGTTACATCGTAGCCTGGGCCGTCTTCTGCTGCCCCGTGTGCTGTGTAGCTGTACTTGCCTGCACAACCGCACATACAAGCACCGTTCTTGCCGCTGTAGGTCTTAACAATTTTACTGATATCTAACATGGTTCGCTCCTTGTTATTAAGTCTTAATTATAACATCAATCTAAGTAGTAGTCAACTCTCTCTACCAGTGCATCCATTGCAGTTTTTAGTTCCCATTGCACAGTGCCGCCTTCTTCTATAGGCTCTTTGTCGCAAGTAGCAGAGGCAAACATTTCTTCAATTTCTGCTAGCTTTGCAAGTATTTCGTCTCTCATTGTCAGCTCCTTTGTTGCTATGTGTGTATTATAACGCACTTTGCCCAAACTGTCAACCAACAGCGTTGTATAACCCTACAAGACCTATGGCTAATGCTACAACGTTAACCACGGCCTGCGGCACATTGCGCACTCGCACAGCCCATGCCAAAAATGCTACAGTTCCTACAGCGAACACGGCAATATTGTAGGGATAGGCAGCAGGTCCTACAGCGTTAAGCACATGCCCTGCAATAATAGCAGCCGCCCCTGTCCATTGCAGTGCGTCGTCTATGTGTCTATAGCTCATTACATCGCCTCTAGTACTGTGTTAAACTTTGCTTCCCATGCTTGCAGGAACTTTGCTGTTACAATGTCGCAGCTCACATAGTTGTCTCCCTGCATGCCTTGCTCGCTGTAGCTAACGTCTTTGCCTGGCAAGCCGTGTGCATCTAAAAATGCTTTCAGCTCTTGCATAAACTGCTTGTCTGTGTAAATCAGTCCGTCTTTGTTAACGTCCCAGTCCTCTGTGTTAAAGTAAACACGCAGTTCGCCAAAGTCGCGCTCGTCGTTAATGTATGCAACACGCATGTCTACAATGCGCACTGCCTTAACAGCCCTGCTCCAGTAGCCCAGACCATTTGTGTTAAATGTTACTGCTTGCATAGTTTCGCTCCTATTTAAAAATGTATTATAGCACGTTTTGCGCACAGTGTCAATAACCCTATGCGCTGTAGTGTTATTATGCGTTTAGTTCAAATTCGTCTATGCGTGTTGCTACACTAAAGCCCGCTTCGCTAAAAAAGTCGCGTGTAAAATTTTGTAGCGCATTGTCAGCATTTTGTTTGCTATTGTAAACGCCAATACTTTCGTATGCGTTCTCGTCGTCCCCTAGCCCCTGCGCTTGCAGTACATACATTGTTTGCATTTTGTTCCTTTTGCTTTACTGTTTAACATGTATGTATTATAGCGCACTTAGCCCAAAATGTCAAGTCCCTACTAGCTGTAGGGTTATTCTTGATCAGTAGCGTTGAAGCTTACAGCGAGTCTCATAAAAAGGAACTCCGCTGAAAGGATCGCGTCCGATCTGTTGCGGCCAGCAGTGCTGTCGATACACAGGCTGACCTTCGCGTATGATCACTGGATATTGCGGATGCATAACCACAGGGCCTTGACCTACAACCACAGGTGGCTGACCGTTGGGGTACTGTTGATTGCGAGTCATTCCCTGTATAGCCAGAACGGCTGCAATACCTGTTACGATACCCTGCTCACGATCACCCCAAGCATGAGCTTGACTAATGCTAGCCAAAGCAATCATAGAACCAACAATCAGCTTTTTCATAGCGTTCTCCTTACTATGACTATAGTATAGCATCAATCCTAACTCGTGTCAACCGATCATTGATGGCCAACCTGAGCAGTTGTCTTTGCCGTATTGAGCGCAGAATATCGCATAAGCAGTTTCATGATCTCGGGCAGTGGTCTGCACTCGTTCAAACCAGCCGTTGATCTGTACACTCATTTCAAACAGTTTCACGTTCTATCTCCTCGTTAATAACCTGAAGCTTACGCATCAAAGGCCAAACTTGTTTCTTAGCGTCTTCTATAGCCATTGAGATTTGGTCCTCGGCTGTCCCGTCAGTAAGGACATCGCGGGCATCTTCGTATAAGCATCCGCCCAAGTAGGCGCTACCGAGCTCGTGACCTTCAACCAGGACCCGGACACGCAGCATGAACCAATCCAGCTTGCCGTAGTCAATGTCCTTGCAGATCTGTTCAATATCGTGGCACTCGTCGTCGAAACAATCACGGACATGGATTTCCTCATAGGTCTTGTCTACAATAACCTCAAAGCCTTCGCGCTCATAGCGAGCCAATTCATCGTACCAGCGTGTCATATCAGTCCTTATCGTGTTGCAGGTTTAACAATGATGTCGCAGGGGTAGCCGTCGTGTTCGATCAGCCCTTTGCGTACATACCACAGCTCACAGTCTGCGTCATAGAATACAGTGTCAATGACTCGTCCGTTGCGGATAACGTCCCATGCTTTCATAAGTGCTCCTTAGCAATCTGCGTCAAAAGATTCCCATTCCTGGGCTTCGTCGGGCTGACCGTCCCAATCTGGATCTTCAACTAGATAGTCCTCGTCCTCTTCGTCCAGAATGTCGTTAGCACGGCACATGTCTTTAACGTCATCTTCGCTCATGTAAGCCAGTGCCATCTCTGCCACAGCTTCTGCAGAGATAAGTCCTTCGTCCATCATCTCCAACAGCTTCGTAGTGTACTTACGCATAGGTTCGCTCCTTGTGTGTTACTGTAGCCTTAATTATAGCAGGATTTGATAACCTTGTCAACCATAGGGTCTTTACGAGCCACAGCCCGCCATGCCCGATTGGCTTTGCTATATTGCTTAGGATCTGTAGTAAAGCCCGGGAAGCGACTCTTAGCCCAGATCACAAAGTTCAAACGTTCAATCTCGTTCTTCATCACATAGTCCAGTAGAGTTCGCTTGAAGGATCGCAAGAGCGAGGTGTGTCGTGTGCTATCTGTACGTCCTTGCCCGACATCAAGTTCTTTACAGTCTTCATTGTAGGGAAGTACTCAAAGCGCCAGCCCTTAGTTGCAGGGTACAGCCAGTAGAGTCCGTTGCACTCGTGTCGCATGCCTTCTTCTGTACGGCCTTGCCAAACGGTAGTAGAGAACAGGCGCTCACCTGTCTTGCATCGCTTGTCTGCTTTGTAGATATACATGGTGTAGTCTTGTTTCATCGCTCGCTCCTTTGTGTCTGTGTATGTATTATAAGATAAAAAGGAACCATTGTCAATCTGTCTCTACCTATACGAACGTCTCGTATAGGCCTTGACGGTCATTACTCCTAGATTGTCCACCGCAACTCCGGATTGCTCCTGCTTCATGCTCCTGGACTAGACCAGCGCCCGTCGGTACTGTCATCTTCCCAGTCGCCTAGTGGTCTAGGTAACCTTTTTACTTACTATGCCTCTATTATAGCACTAATCAATACCCTTGTCAACCATAGGGTCTTTACAAGTATTGATCATTCAACTCTGGCTCAAACAACTTGACCAGCTCACGCTCGTAAGCATAAGCCTCCTTGCGACCACGCACAATGGCAATGATCTCGTGAGTCCAGTTCATAGCCAATCCACCTGACTTCAAGTAGATGTACAAGGCCCACAGTCTGTTTTCGTTGACTGCACGGCTCTTGTGCTTGCGCCATCTCTCTGCAACAACCTTGTTGGCATTTGGCAAGCTCTTACGTGTCAAGCCAATGTAGCTATCACCACGCTCGCTAGTCATAGCGTAGATGATGTAGTTGCAATCTGTACGTGGTGTTCTGCGTGTCTTCATGTTAGTATTATACAATGATCTAGCCAAACTGTCAACCGGCCCCGCACTCGGCTGTGGCGTAAAAGCCACAGCACATTATTATATAATATTAATCTTCTATATAATAATCAAATGCACTTGCTAATGCATTAAATGCATCCTGTATGTCGACATTATCCTCATAATCCTCCATAATAATGTCTTGCATTTGCAACATTAAACTAGTAAGTTTCTCTTTAATATTATCTTGCATAATAGCTCCTTTTTGTTAAACAAATTCAATATTATCTGTACGCAATTGCTTTTTAGCTTGCGATAATACATATGCAGTATCTGCTTGTAATGTCTCGTAATTAATATCTCCGCTTACATAATTACATTGCTTTTGTGTAGGGAATATATGCACAACTTCTCCATTATCTTTTATTTTTTTATGCACATTAAATGCGATAATGATTTTATAAGTTTCTTTATTTTTTACATAGATTAATTTTGCTTTTGCAACTTGTGCAAAAATTGCTTGTTTATATACTGTAGACATAGTTCGCTCCTTGTTACAATAGCGTTATTATAGCAGAGAGGGTCCAAAACGTCAACTGTGGCTAAAAGAACACACACTCTGCATAGGGTTGTTGACGCCCCGCCCAAAACGTGCTATAATAATCGCATGTTCGAACATAGTGGGGGTGGACGGCGACAGCGCCTAGCGTTTCAGCTGTGGATAAAAGGTGTACAACCTGTGGATAACTTTTGGCCTGTGGATAAGCTGTGAATAGTCTATTTCGCTGAAGTTATCCACAGGTTATTAACAGTGTTGTAGTATAACAACAGAGCCAAAAAAACCGGTTGACACTAGGGTTATTCCGAATCTTCCTCGCCAAAATCTATATAGTATGTGATACTAGGCAGTGGTTCCAGGATCCAATCCCCTGCTGATTCTATATTATCAAATATATCAATGTCACATCTGCCTCGATTATATTTGAAACAGTGCAGTCTATTAAGATCGTCACGACTGACACTGACTGCATGAGTACGAAACCGTATATGTCCAAGATATTCCATATACACACCTTTCTAGTATACAGTATATAGCGCATATGTATAGATCTTAATGTATATAGATCACAATGCATATACACATGTGATTTAACTATAAGTGCAATCTAGTGTGACTAGAACTCTCAAGCCACGCTTAGATCGTCATACAGCGCAGGCAGAGTCCTTAAAAAGTGTCAAAAAGTGTGAAAAAGTGCAATAAAGTGTGACCAACCCTGGATCAAGAGTCTACATAGGGGTCGCCTACAGTGATATAAGGGTAGATAAAAATCCAGAACTGTGGTGGAGACAG